ACACTGGACTTCCGGAGCATCCGAAGGTCGTGGCTCTCTCCGAGGAGCTCAAGATCGGCGTCGACGCGGCGCTCGGGATGGTCGTGAAGCTGTTCTGCTGGACCGCGAAGACGCGGGAGGACGGCGACCTCGCCGGATGCACGCCGACGGCGATCGCGTACGGGGCGAGGCTCCCGGGGAAGCCGTCGAAGGTGATCGCCGGGCTGGTGGCCGCCGGATGGCTGGACCAGGACGCCGACGGCGGGCTGGTCGTCCACGGCTGGTCGGAGCGCTCGGGCGTCGGCGCGAAGGTCAACCACCGCGAGCGGCAGCGCCTGTCCCGCGAGCGTTGGAAGGCGCGGGTCGAGGCCGAGTCGGAGGCGCTCTCATCCGCCGCTCCCGACGCGTCCGCGGCGCCGGAGCGCGGAGCTGGAGCCGCCGAGACTGACGTCAGCGTGCGCGCAGAAGCGGCGGACGGAGACTCCGACCATGCGCGCAGCGTGCGCGCACGCGGCCCGCAGGCTGACGGTGTACGTACGGACGTACGGACGTACGGACGTACGGACGTTAAAAGCATCCCTCCTACTTGCTCTGCTTCCGTGCGCGAGGCCAAGGCGGACGGCGCTGACGCGCCGAGGCGGAGGGCTGCCCCGAAACCTCCCGGATTCGTCGATTTCGCGGCGCTCTCGGACGCCGAACTGCACGCGATCCGCGCCGAGGCCGCCAAGGGCGCGGAGAGGGACGACCGCGAGAGACGGCGCTACTACGCCGCCAGTCACGAGCTCGCGCGGCGTCTCGGACCGGAAGGCCCGAGCGGCGCGCCCGGAGGGGCCGCTGAGGCGCGCGACGCGGCCGGCGCGGATGACTCGGCCGAGGCTCGCGGAGGCCTCACGGCGCCGCAGGGCGGCCGAACCCGAGAGGCCGTCGGCGCGACGGAATCCGCCCTCGCGGCGGTGGAGGGCGCGTGATCCTCGCATGGGACCGCAGCCGCTACCCCGCTCCCGCCCGATTCCAGATTCCGCGAGACGAACGCGACGTGCAGCTCGGCGTGGTCGCCACGCTCAAGGCCGCGGGCGTCTTGGCGTTTCCCGTCGATGCCGGCTTCGCGAAGCTGCGCGGCCGCGCCGCCGCCGTGCTTGCGCGGTCGCTGGCTCCGGAGAGCAAGGCCGCCCTGCATGGGTTGGGCGGCGGCGCCGCGGCCGGCCTGCCCGACGTTCTCGGCGTCCTCCGCCCCTCGGGACGCTGCGTCGCGGTCGAGGTCAAGCGCCCCGAGCTGATCGAGCGGGCCGGCAACGGTTGGCGGCGGCTCCGAGCTCCCGGGCGGATCTCGGCCGATCAGGCGGCGTGGCTGACGTCGCTCGAACGCGTCGGCGCTCTCGTCTGCGTGGCGTGGGACGAGCGCGACGTCGAGGAGATGCTCGGGCTCGCGGGTCGCCTCGATGCAGAGGCGCGACGATGACCGACGCTCTCCGCGGCTGCGTCTGGATCGTCTGGCTGCGCGACTTTGCCGACGCCAGGTCCGGAGACGCCGAGCTGACCATCCCCGAGATCGCCCGCGTCTTCGTCCACCACGGCCTCGCCGAGGTTCTCGACGCGCCTCCCGCCGGCTCGCGCGGCAAGGCGTTTCTCCGCGGATTTCGTCGGCGCGCCTCCGCGACCCAATTTCCGCCCGAGCCTTGAACTGGCAACGCACCTGAGCTACCACGGAAGGACGGACGCAAGGGGGGCGAGCGCCGTCGAGAGGCGCAGCCGATGGAAGTTGACATCGTCCGGACGGCCGACTTGGCGTCGATGGCGGCCGAGTACAATCCACGAAAGATAAGCGAAAGTGACCTTTCCGCCCTGCGGCGGTCTCTGCGGTTCTTCGGCTGCGTCGAGCCGGTCGTCGTCAACCGACGCACGAGCCGAATCGTCGGGGGACACCAGCGTGTCCGCGCCGCGCAGGCGGAAGGCGTGGAATCGCTGCTCGTCGTGTGGGTGGACCTCGACGAGCCGTCGGAACGCCAACTCAACCTCGCGCTGAACCGGATCCACGGCGAGTGGGACGAGGAACGGCTCGCCGCGCTGCTCGCGGAGTTGGAGCGGCAGGGCGCCGACCTCGAGCTCACGGGCTTCGACGACGACGAGCTCGCGCGGCTGCTCGACGCGGGGATCGCTCCCGCCGAGGGGCTGGTCGACCCCGACGAGACTCCGGAGCCGCCGGAGGAGCCCGCGGCGCGGCCGGGCGATCTGATCGTGCTCGGCGACCATCGGCTGCTCTGCGGAGACTCGACGTCGCCGGCGGACGTGACGCGCGCGATGGACGGCGCGCGGGCGGGCTGTCTCTGGACCGATCCGCCCTACGGCGTGTCCTACGTCGGCGGGACGAAGGACGCGTTCGTGCTCGGGCACAGCGACTACCACTACCAGCACGAGCCGATCCTCTACGGCTACAAGCCGATCCCCGAGGGGGAGGGGCGCCTTGGGCGCGGAGCCGCGCGCTGGTACGGGGACAACGCGCAGGCGTCGGTCCTGGCGGTCGATCGCCCGAAGGTCAACGCGGACCATCCGACGAGCAAGCCGGTCGAGCTGATCGAGCGCTGCCTGCACAACAGCACGCGCCGCGGCGACGTCGTCTTCGAGCCGTTCGGCGGCTCCGGATCGACGCTGATCGCGTGCGAGCGTCTCGGTCGTTCGTGCCGCGCGGTGGAGATCGACCCGCGCTACGTGGACGTGATCGTCGCCAGGTGGCAGGCGTTCACCGGCAAGGCCGCCGAGGGATGGCGTGGCAACGACGCGGCGTAGACCGGCCGGCAGCGGCCGCAAGGCGCGGATCACCCCCGAGAACCGGGAGCGGATCATCGGCGCGCTGTGTCTCGGTGCCGACATGCACCTCGCGGCGGCGACGCTCGGCATCAGCCGGCAGGCGCTCTACAAGTACCTCGAGAAGCACCCGCGGTTCCGCGAGGACGTCGAGGACGCCCGGTCGATCGCCGACGACAAGGTCGAGCGTGCGCTCTACAAGCGGGCCGTGGACGGCGACGTGCGGGCCCAGGTCTTCTGGCTGCGCAATCGCCGGCCGGATCGCTGGCGCGAGCGCCACGAGCTCACGGGCGCCGACGGCGCGCCGCTCGTCGACGCGGAGACGCTGCTCTCGATGGCGCGGCTCTTCTCCGGGGCGGCGGTGGCCTCGTGAACCGGGCGCTCGCGGCGATGTCGATCGACGAACGGAACGGTCTCGCCGCCGGGTGGGCCAACGCGAACCTGCTTGCCTACGCGGTCGGCCTCTGGCCGGGGTACAAGGTCGGCCGCCACCACGCGGCGCTCGCCGAGAGGCTCGCCGCGGTCGAGCGGGGAGAGATCCGCCGCCTGATGGTCTTCATGCCGCCGCGGCACGGGAAATCCCTGCTCGCGAGCGAGGACTTCCCGGCGTGGTATCTCGGGCGGCATCCGGATCGGTACTTGATGTCGGCCAGCTACTCCGCGGAGCTCGCGCTCGACTTCGGGCGGGCGGTGCGCGAGAACGTCCGATCGCCCCTGCATCAGGCGGCGTTTCCGACGTGCCGCCTCGCGGACGACAGCAAGGCGGCCGACCACTTCTCGCTCACGGCGGGCGGCGAGTACTACTCGATCGGCGTGGGCGGATCCGCGACGGGCCGCGGCGCGCATCTGCTGGTCGTGGACGATCCGACGAAGGGGCGGGCGGAGGCGGAATCGGAGGCCCACCGGCGAGCGCTGAAGGCGTGGTACCGATCGGTCGCCCGCACGCGGCTGATGCCGGGCGGCGCGATCGTCTTCGTCATGACTCGCTGGCACGACGACGACCTCGCCGGATGGCAGCTGCGCGAATTCCCGGAGGAGGGCTGGACCGTCCTCAACCTCCCGGCCTTGGCCGAGGACGACGACCCGCTCGGCCGGGCGCCCGGCGAGGCGCTGTGGCCGGAGATGTTCCCGCGAGAGGACCTGCTGAAGACGGCGCACGTCCTCGGCGCGTACGACTTCTCCGCGCTCTATCAGGGATCTCCCGTGCCCGTCGAGGGCGGGATCTTCAAGCGCACCTGGCCGATCGGGCGCTACGGAACGCCGCCGGCCTCGCCGGCGCGGATCGTCCAGTCGTGGGATACCGCGCAGAAGGAGCGCGAGCGCAACGACCCGTCGGTCTGCACGACGTGGGCGGAGACGCCGCTCGGCTACTACCTCCTCCATGCGTGGCGGGAGCGGGTCGTCTATCCCGACCTCAAGAGGGCGGCGAAGTCTCTCGCCGCGAGATGGCGCCCCGACGCCGTCCTCATCGAGGACAAGGGCTCGGGCACCTCGCTGCTGCAGGACCTGCGGGTCGAAACGCGGATCCCCGTGATCGCCGTCGAGCCGATCGCCGACAAGGTGATCCGCGCGATGGCGATCAGCCCGATGTTCGAGGCGGGGCGCGTCTTCCTGCCCGACCAGGCCGAATGGCTCCCCGAGTACGAGGCGGAGCTGTTCAGTTTCCCGGGAGCCAAGCACGACGACCAAGTCGACAGCACAAGCCAGGCCCTGCGCTGGATGAGCGCCGCGGGGGCGGCTTCGGGCGGCGCGTGCGTCGTGGCCGAGAGCCCGCGCAAGGGCTCCTTCAACCCGTTTTCGGACCGCCGAGGGAGGCTGGGATGAAGTTGCGTGGAATGCTCGGTCTCGGGCCGAGCCGCCGTGAGTTCGAGTCGATCCTGGAGGCCGAGCGCGAGAAGGGCCTCTCCATTCAGCGGACGTTCGAGGAGAAGATCGCGCACCTCGAAGGCATGCTCGATGTGCTCGGCGATCCCGATGCCAATCTTGCCGGCGGCGAGAATCAGGCGTTCTACCGCGCGGTCCATTCCGACCGGAAGTGGGACGCCCGGGACTTCACCGAGAACAAGCGCCTCGAAGCGCTCAAGCTCGCGCACGCCGCCTACGCCATGCGCGGCGACGCCCACGACATCCTCGACACCATCATCGACTTCGTCTTCGGGGACGACGGGATCTGGCCGAAGGCGAGCGACCCGAAGAACGCCCGGCTGCAGGACCGTCTCGACGAGCTCTGGACGGGGGCTCCGAACGACCTCGTCCATCGCGCGATCGGGATGGTGCTCTCGTACTTCATCGAGGGCGAGCAGCACTACGAGGCGTTCCTGAACCCGCTCGATGGGTCCGTGTCGCTCGGACGCCTCGGCACCGAGATTGTCGACGGCGTCGTGCAGGATCAGTACTGCAGGGACGCGTTCGTGGTGACGAAGGTCGGCGGGGCCCTGTCGGAGCGCGTCTACTTCGTGCTGACGGCGCGAGACGAACGCACCGAGATCAACCGGCTTCCGGCTCCCGAGGCGACCGGCGAACGGTGGGAGATCTCCGCGCGCGTCCTCGGACCGGACGGCGAGGATCGCCGCGTGTCCCGCAAGGTCCACGGCCTCGTCTTCTCGTGGTTCGCCAACAGGCCGGACGGCGCGACGCGCGGTCGCCAGACGCTGCTGCCGAGCCTCGACTACATCGACATGCACGACGGGCACCTGTGGAACACGGCCGAGCGCGAGCGCCTCCTCCGCTCGTTCCTGATCGACGTCACGTCGGACGAGATCACGGACAAGGGCAAGGCGCTCGAGGTCCTCCGAGAGATGGGTCTGGACAGGCCGCCGGACGGGCCAACCGTGCTGGCGCACAGCACGCGGCGTTCCGTGAACGTGATGCAGCCCAACTTCAGCACGGGCGACTTCCAGCAGCTCGAGCGCCTGCTCGAAGTGAACATCTACGGCGCGAACGGAATGCCGGAACACTGGCGGGGCGACGGAGCCGGCGGGACCAAGGGCGCGGCGTTCATGCAGGAGGCGAAGCCTCTGCGGCGGATGCGCCGCTTCCAAGGCGACGTCGTCCGCAACTTCACCGCAATGATCCAGACCATGCTCGACCTGCAGGCCGTCGCCGGCGCCGGCGAACGGGTCGCCCCGAAGGACTGGAAGTTCCAGGTCACGGAAATCGGCGGTCGGGACAAGCAGCGCGGCGCGGAAATCTTCCAGGCAGTCGCGTCGGCGGCGACCGCTGCCGTGTCGGCGGGGTTCCTTACGCGCGAGGCGGCGAACGGAGTAGCGGTCCAGATCCTCCGCGAAGCCGGCTTCGACGTGCCCGACGAGGTCGCCTCGGTGCCCGACGAGATGCAGGGCGGTCTCGACGCGCTGCTCAAGCGTTTCGCCGACGGGGCCGGCGACGGGGGATCCGCGGCGGCGTCTGCCCGCGTGCCCGAGAGCTCGGATGAGAAGGCGGCGGGCGACGATGCACCGGTCGACCACATGCCGGCCGCGGAGGAGTGACCGATGGCCTCGCTCGCGGCGCGACTCCGCGCCTACGACGCCGAGCTCAAGCGCCTGATCGCCGCTTCGGAACGGCTTGAGGCGCGGGACATGGCGCGGATCCGCGCGATCTACGCCGCGTTCTCGCGGGAGGCGAAGCTGGCGATCCCGCACGAGGCCGCCCTGACCCAGCACTCGATCCAGCTCGTGCTGCAGCGGCTGGCCGAACAGATCGACGCGATGACGCGCCAACTCGACGGGATCCTGCGTGGCGGGCTGAGTGCAAAACAGGAGCTGGCATCCGAAATGGAGCGGCTCTACGTGCGGACTTGGCGACCCGACGAATACGGCGTCTCGCGCTACGTCGGCACTTCGCCGGAGATCATGACTGCCGCGGCGGACTACTCGGCTCGCCTCGTCGGCTGGTCGCACGGGGGCCTCGCTTCGCGGATCACGGGAGAGATCGACGGCGCGCTGCGCCGGGCGGCGCTTGACCTGAGCTCACGGGGCACGGAGACGGCGCGCATCAGCCAGGCGCTCGGCCTCGGCGACGGCTGGACGTACCAAGCCGAGCGGATCTACCGCACCGAAGTGAACCGCTTCCACTCGCTGGTCACCGAGCGCCAGATCCAGCGCCTCGCCAAGCGGCAAGATGTCTACAAGCGCTGGCATTGGTCCGGCATCTCCCGCAAGGAGCATGCGGCGATCCACGGCCAGCTCGTGCCCGCGGCGGGGGCGTTCGAGGTGCCGCGGCGGGGTGGGGGAACCGTGCTCATGCCCTACCCGCGCGCCGTCGCCGACCCGGACGGAAACGCGATTCCGGGCGACTGCACGATCAACTGCGGGTGCTTCCACTGCGCCGTGCCTGCGGAGGCGGTCTCCGACTCGGTCGAGGCGCGCACGCCCATCGCGTCTCTGAACCCCGCCGCATGATCGACGACCGGCGGCCCGAGGCGTTCGGCAGGCGCCTGCGCGACCTGCGGCTTCGACGCGGCCTCTCCCTGCGCGAGGCGGCGGAGCTCTTCGCCATTCCGCGCTCGACGCTCGCGCGCTGGGAACGTGGAGACGGCCTCGGCGTGGTTTCAGCCGTGCACGGCCTTTTGGAGGCCTACGAACGCAGCGCCGGACCGCGCTGCGCGCAGGAGCGTGTCCCAGATCTGGACCACACATGATTGTCACGCGGTGAATGCCCTCTACGCTCCGGGTGCCACCGATCGGCGCTGCGGCGCCGCCGGCGTGGAGGGTGTTCCGATGATCTATGCGCGACGCGACATTCAGACGGTCCAGCAGGGTCTCTCGATCATTCGTCAGCCGCAGGACGTGCCGGCCAGCGAAGCCGAGCGCGCGCTCATCGATGCGGCCGCTTCTGCGTGGGCCCGCGGCGACAGGCCGATCCGGGTGCGGGAGGCCGGCACGAACATCGCCGGTACGCGCTGCGCTCGCCGCTCCGTGCGGGAGGTCACCGACGAGAACAGGGTCCGCTTCCGCTACGAGGAGCGGCCGGCGACCGTCGCCGACATCCACATCGGCAAGATCTGCCGGACCACCGACGAAGGCCTGACCGAGGATCCCGCCACGTTCGAGCCGTTCCAGCCAGAGGTTCGCCTCGGGTTCTCGGACGGCTCGGTTGCCGTCATGCCCCTCGTCGAGCCCGAGGACGGGCCCGCCGATGAAGGCGACGGCGCCAAGGGCGGCGCCAAGCGGAAGGGCAAGTAGCCGATGTCCCGCCGCGGCGAGCGTGGCGAAGCGGCTCTCGAGGGGTGCGAACGCCCCGGCGAGATCGCGGCCTGCGAGTCCGGCGAGCTCGTCCTGGAGGGCGAGCGTCTCCGGGCGCGGCTGATCCGCGAAGGCGTCAGCAAGAATGGCCGCAGCTGGACGCGCAAGATCATCGACAAGCTGGCGACTCTCGTCGAAGGCGTCCCGGTCAATCTCTACGACTTCTCGCAACGCGGCGACGGGTCGTACCTCACGCACTACGAATACCTCAGGGCGAAGCTCCCGCCGGCCATTCGGGAACTCCTGCCCGAACGTTTGCCGGCGGCCGAAATAGGCGTCGTCCGCAATCCGGAAGTCGTCGTCGAGAGCGACGGGAAGGCCTCCCTCTGGGGAGACGTCGAGCCCGGCGAGGGATGCGGGTGGGTCCGGCAATGCTTCGACCGCCTCCGGCTGCGGGGCAAGCCCCTCGGCCTCTCGATCCACGTTCCGCCCGACGGTCTCGAGTCGCGGCGGACACCGGCCGGTCTTTCGGAACCGACCGACGTGACCCGCGTCGTCGGGTTCGACGTCGTCACCTACCCCAGCGCAGGCGGCTCGTTCGCCCCCGTTCTCGAGAGCCTGCTCCAGGAGGAAACGCGCATGAAGAAAGGTCTCGTGAAGCGGCTGCTCCGGTTCGTTCCGGAGAGCAAGCGCGCCGCGCTGAAGGCGCCCGACGGCGTGGACGACGCCGTCGAACTGGTGAAGAACCACCGCCCGTTCGTCGAGGCGGTCTGCGAGGCGCTCGAAGTGAAGTTCGACGAGTCGAGCGCGGCGGCCGTGCTCGAGGCAATCGCCGGCGTTCCCGACGAAGAGCCCGGGAAGAAGGAAGAGCCCGCGCCGAAGCAGGCTGCCCCGGCCGCTACTCCGAAGGCGGAGGCCGCGAAGACCCCGGAAGCCGCCGCGGCCACGTCCAAGCCGCCGGAAGGCCCGGCGCTCGAGGGAAGCGGGCCCGCACCCGCTTCGCCGCGGGTCGTCGTCGTCAACGACCCCCGCACGGCCGTCGTCAACGACGCCATCAAGCGGCTCAACAAGGAGCGTGGCGAGGCGGCGATCGAGGCCGAGCTCCGGACGGCCGCGTTGCCTCAGGCGTTGGCCGAGTTCGCCAAGACCGAGCTCGCCGCCCGCCTCTCGGAGAAGGGCGCGCTCGAGGCCGAAGAGGTGAAGACCTACGTCGCGTCCCTCAAGAAGTCCGTCGGCCGCGACCAGCGTCCGTCCGCCGTCGAGGCGGCGATCCCCGAACGGTTCGCCGAGATGGGGATCACGTCGGGCGAGAAGTCAGTCGCGGCGCTCGAAGCGCTCCTCGAACGGAAGCCGAACGTCAAGGTCGGCAACGACAACGTCGTCGCCTTCCGCTCGATCCGCGAGGCGTACGGCGTGCTGACGGGCGACACCTACTGCGAGGGCTCAGCGTTCTATGAGCGCCGCAACCGCCCGCACGGCGCGCTGGAGTCGATCGACGTCGACGCGTCGCCGAACGTCCGGCGCTTCCGCCCGTACGGCGGAGCGCTGGAGGCCGCCGGCCAGATCACGACGGCGCTGTTCCCGCTGATCCTGTCCGACGCCATGCACAAGATCATGGTGAAGGACTACCAGCGGCACCCGCTGTACTGGAAGCTGATCGCGCGGCCCGACACCTTCACCGACTTCAAGGCGTGGCGCTACCAGCGGCTCGGCGAGTTCGGCGACCTCGCGGTCGTCGGCGAGATGGGGCCGTACGTGGACTTCGACGCGGCCGACTTCCCCGCGGAAGAGGAAGTCTCCATCACCGCGCAGAAGCATGGCAACAAGGCGCGCCTCTCCTGGGAAGCGATCGTCAACGACAACACGAGCAAGTTCCAGCAGTTCCCGGACAAGATCGCGCGCGCGGCCGCCCGCACGCTCGACAAGCTGGTCTTCGGGCTGCTCCTCAACAACTCGGTCGTCTACGACACGCAGCCGCTGGCGTGCGCCGCGCACAACAACCTCATCTCCACCGGCTACAGCCCGGCGAACCTCAAGGCCGCCCGGAACCTCATGGTCCGGCAGCGGGACCTCAACAGCCGCGAGCAGGGCCGCGTCCGCCCGGACCGCCTGCTTTGCGGGACCGGGCTCTACGATCAGGCGTACGAGTCCCTGTACAGCCCGAACAAGCCGAGTCTCGCGACCGCGAACACCAACGCGGCGGCGGGGACCCCGAACGCCGGCTCGCTCGATAACCCGAACCTCCCGAACGTCCTCCGCGGCGACTACGGCATCACGCCGTACGAGATCCCGTACTTCGACGACGTCGCCGGCGCCGCAAACGACTGGTGGCTGCTCGCCGATCCCAGCGTGGTCGACTTCATCATCGTCGGCTTCCTGAACGGCAAGCAGGACCCGGAGCTGTTTGTCCAGGACCTCGAGAAGGTCGGCAGCTTCTTCGACAACGACGCCCTCACCTACAAGGTCCGGCACGTCTACGGCGCCAAGGCCGTGGACTACCGGCCGGCCGTGGGCGGCATCGTTCCGTAGCCGTGGACGGGGCGGGCCCAGTCCCGCCCCTGTTCGCCGACGGCCGCCTCGTCGCACCCCTCCGGCGGGGCGGCCGTCATCTTGCGGAGACCGCGATGTCTCAAGTCGGCACAAGACAGGACATGGTCAAGCGCATCCTCGCGCGTCTCGGGTCCGTCGATGCGGCGAAGCTCGCCCCGACGAACGAGGCCGCTCAGGATGCGCTCGACGATGCGCTGTCCGAGTACCAGCGGGTCCGGCCTCGGGCGAGGGCGGTCGAGGTGCAGGGCGACGGCGTCGCTCGCCGGTTCGTCCTCGCCGACGTCGTCCCCTCGTGGGCCGAGGGCACGCAGCGCGTGTCGGCGCTCGAGCTGGTCAGCCAGGCCGGGACGCAAGTCGAGACGAAGTTCGCGATCGACGTCTCGGAGTGGACGATCGCTCCGGACGCCGGTGGGCGAAGCGTCCTGCTTCTCGCGCTGCCGATCAGCACCTGCTACGCGCTGCGGATCACCGTCAACGAGCCGCACGTCGTCGACGAAACCGATCCGTCGAAGAGCACGGTTCCCGACGCCGACGTGGTTCCGTTGACGCTGCTCGGTGTCGCCGCGCTCGCGGAGTGGATCGCCCGGGGCGCGTCGGACATGACCGACGCCTCCCTCGGCGCCGACCGCATCGACTACGCCGGGGTGAGCGGGCGTTGGGCCAAGCGCGCCGCCGAGGCCCGCGAGCGCGCGCTCGAGATCCTCGCCCCGACTCCCGCCGGCGGGACGGGCGGCGCGGCCTCCGTGACGTGGCAGAGCTACTCGACGCTGACCAGCCACCTGCGTCTGGCGCACTGAGATGCCGTTCTCCCTCCGCATCGACAGCCACGACGCGGCGCGGGCCTCCGCGGCGCTCGGGACGCTGTGCGACGAGGCGACGGCCGACATGGTCGGCCTCGTCGAGCGGACGCAGGCGCGGACTGTCGAAGCCTTGCGTGGCAGCGCTCCCGTCTTCACCGGCGAGCTGGTCAACAAGATCCACGGCTCCGAGGTGTCGGCCGAGCGCACGGGCGGCGTCGTCCGCGTGTCGAGCGTCGTTCAGTGCACGGCGCCGTACGTCCAGGTCGTCGAAGAAGGCCGACGCGCCGGAGCGCCGATGCCTCCCGAACAGCCGATCCAGCGTTGGGTCGAGCTCAAGCTGCAGCGCGGCGATCTCGGCGGCGGCGCGGGCGGCAAGGTCGTCGACTACGGGCGGCGCGGCGCCGCCGGATCGCCGAAGCGCGACGCCTTCGACCGCCGAGTGGCCTCGCTGACGTGGATGATCCGCGCCGCGATCAAGCGCCGCGGCCTCCCCGGGAAGTACGTCTTCCGCGCAGCCGCGGCTAAGGCCGAGGCGTGGCTTGCCGAGGGGATGGCCGCCCTCCGCGACAAATGGACCGCGCGATGACCGGCGGCCTCGACAGGTTCCGCGCGAACGTCGCCGCCGTCGTCGCCGCGAGCGACCCGAACGTCGGCCGCGTGCTGATGGATCAGCCCCGCTGGCAGACCCTCGGCGAACTCGCGGCCGGCGGGACGATCCGGCTGGCGCAGGGCGGCGCGTTCGACGACGACGCGCGCGCCGGCGCGGCCGCCACCCGCTTCTGGTCGATCGACGGCGCCACCGTGCCGGCGCCGCTCACGAACGGCACGGACGACCACAAGCACACGGTGACCGCCCACGGATTCTTCGGCGCATCCGGGGACTCGCAGGAGTCCGCCCTGCGGACGGCGGCGTCGGCGATTGTCGCGGCTCTCCTCTCCGCGCAGTGGACGACGCTCGCCGAGGGCATGGGCGCCGGCTACGAGGGGTTCCTCGGCGAGTTGCCGCGGATCGCCGCGGCCGTTACGCCGGCCCGCATCGGAGAGAGCGACAACGCCGTCGCCGGATTCGCCGTGGACGTGACCGTGATTTGCCACCAAGAGGCCTCCCGCTGACGCGGGTCGCCGGAGGAATGCGGCATGGCTGACACCTCAAAGTGGAAGGTCGGCATCAAACAGGGGGCGAACTGGGGCGACGCCGTCGCCGTCGGCGCGAACGACGGCGTGCTGCTCGTCTCCGAGAGCCTCTCGGAAGGCATCCCCGAGGCCGTGCCCGACGAGTCGATCGGGATGTCGATGGCGGGCACTCCGCTTCAAGGGAACATCAAGACGGAAGGGAACGTCGTCGAAACCGTCCGCTACGAGGGGTTCGAGCGGCACCTCGCGCTGTTCTGCGGCGGCGACACGCCGGCCCTCGTTGACGGCGCCACGGCGGCGCACGCGCACACCATGCCCTTCCTCGCGAGCAACTCCGGCAAGTTCGCGACCGTGGCGATCGACAAGGCGGTGGGAAGCCTCTACGAATACCCCTCCGTCAAGTTCAACCAGTTGGAGCTGGCCCACGACAAGGGGCGGCTGCAGGCCACGCTGTCCTGCATCGCCAACCGCTGCAACCGCGCGTCGACGCTGAACACGCCGGCGTCCCTCGCGGCGCTCTCGTATCCGTCGGTCGGGCTGATGGCGATCTTCAACCAGCTGAAGGTCCGGCTGCATCAGCTCACGGGGACCGAATCGAACTTGGCCGACGCCGACGAGCTGCTGGTCAGCTCCGCGAAGCTCTCCCTGAACCGCAACCTCGCCGGCGATTACGTCTGCGGGTCCAGGAGCGGCGAAGTGGACGAGCCGTCCTCCAACGGCTTCCCGAGCGGGACGCTGGAGCTGACGTTCCCGAAGCACACGGCCGCGGTCGACACGCTGATCGCCCTCGCGCAGACCCGCGCCGCGGGCTGCGTGCCGCCGTCGTTCAAGGCGAGCCTCGTGTGGACGGGACCCGTCCTCGAAGCCGCGATTCCCTACTCGCTGACGGCCATGTTCGCGAACCTCACGATCGCGAAGGCCCCCGCCAACGCCGGCAGTCCCGGCGCGAAGGTCCCGGTGACGATGACGTTCAACGTCTCGGCGCCGGCGAGCGACGGCCTCGGCTCCGACTGGACGTGGGCGAAGGCCGGTGGTTCTCCGGCGATGTTCGTCGTGGTGAACAAGAACTCCTCGGCGGCCGCGTAAGCGGCCGCCCTCCCGGTTGGAGGGGCGTGACTCATGGCACAGGGCATCCGGATCATCGCAGAAGGCTGGGACGTCTACATCGACGACGACTGGTCGGTGGCGGAGCTTCCGTCGGGGAAGCCGGCCCCCGCCGGCGCGACCGTGTTCCGCGTCGTGCCGGTTCCGAACGACGAGGGCACGCGGCTCGGGATGGCCGCGCGCCTCGACGCCTCGGGCACCGAGCGCGCCGACGCCATCGCGGCGATCGCCGAGGCCTGCGTGGTCGGTTGGCGAGGAATGAAGGGCGCCGACGACAAGGAGATCGCCTTCGACCGTCGACTCATAAGCTCGGGACGGGTGCCGATGCGCGCGGTGAGCGCGCTGGTCTCGTTCGTGTTCGAGAAGACGGCCGTAGGCCGGGATGAGGACGAGGCGGAGGCGGCACCAAAAAACGAGCCCTCCGGGAGTGGGCCTACGGTGACGCCCTCTGGTGGAGCGACTACGACGGCCCGGCGTCGTGCCGTGAATGCGCCGAGCTCCGCGAGGAAGCCGGAGTAGGACCCGAGGCCGTGGAATGCGGGAGATGCGCGCTGCGGGAGCACCTCGAGACGTGCAGGCCGCCGGACGGGGCGGACGCGGCGATCACGGCCCATCGGCTGCTGTCGTCGCCCGCCGTCCGGCGGTTCCGGCTCCAGACTCTCGCGCTCGAGTCGCTCGAGCTGCGGATGACGCCGCGGCGGGTACGGAGATTCCTCGGAGAGTTGAACGCGATCGAATCCGGGCTTGAGGACTGCCGCGCCGCACTCAAGCGACGCGAGCGGGAGTGAGCGGGCGAGATGGCGCAGACGATCAGGCTCGAGCTCGTCGTCGACGACAAGGGCACGGCCGTCGTGCGCCAGTTCGCGGGAGAGCTCGAGAAGCGCACGGGCGACGCCTCCAAGGCATCCGCGGCCGCGATCCGTTCGCTCGGCGACTCGTTCGGCGCCGTGGAGTCGAAGATGCGCGCCTTCGCCGCTCCGCTGGCGGGTCTCGCCGGCAGCGTCGCGGCGATGTTCTCGGTGGGGGAGATCGTCCGCGGCGGCGCGGAGATGGAACGCGCCATGTCGATGGTCGACTCGTACGCGAAGCTCACCGGGGCGCAGCTCGACATGCTCCGGGAGAAGGCAGACGAGGTCGGCTTCGCCTTCGGCCGCGGGGATGAAGACGCGGCGTCCGGGATGACAGAGCTCTACCACGCCGGGCTGCAGACGAACGAAGTCATGGCGATGCTCCCGACCACGCTGCGCCTCGCGAAGGTCGAAACCGCCGACACCGGCGTCACCGCGAAGACCGCGGCCGCGGCGATGCGCGCCCTCGGCCTGTCGGCGGATGGCCTCGGCGCGCTCGTCGACCAGGTCGCTGCCGTGGCCTCGAAGACCGGCGCCAGCATGAACGGGATGCTGGGCGCGCTCGCCCTCGTCGGGCCGATGGCGCGGCAAATGCGGATCCCGGTCGAGGACGTCATCGGCGCGCTCGGCATGATGTCGCGGCAGGGCATGGACGCCGAGACGGCCGGGATGGGCCTGTCGCGGATGCTCGCCCTGCTGGCGGGGAAGACCGAGGAGGGGACGAAGGGGCTAAAGGGCTACAACCTCCAGCTCTTCGACTCGCAGGGCAAGTTCGTCGGACTCGGCCGCGCGTTGTCGCAGCTCAAATCCGCAGGGATCAGCGAGCAGGACTTCCTGGCAATGTTCGGCCCCCGCAACAGCCAGATGATGCTGCGGTTCCTGAACGACGGCGCGGCGGGGTTGAAGGAACTCGCGCAGAGCGCAAAGGAAAGCGGCGGCGCGCTTGCGCAGATCGCGCAGATCCGCGGGGACAACCTCCTCGGCGACTGGGCGCAGGCCAAGAAGGCGTTTGCGATGCTTGGCGACGAGATCTACGGCCGGCTCGCTCCCGCGCTGCGCGAGGTCGCCCAGTGGGTCACGGAGTCCGCGCTCGCATTCGTCGAATACGCGAAGTCGTCCACGTTCCTGGATGGGCTCGCGAGGGCCGCGAAGCTCGCCGCGGCGGCGATCGGCGCCCTGATCGCCCGGGAGGTCGTGTCGACCGTCTCGGGTTGGGTGGCGTCGATTCGGGCAATGGCCGCGGCGTTCGAGGAGATGATGGTCTCGGCGACGGCCGCAACGGCCGCGACCGCGCCGGAGATCTTCGCGAACACCGCGGCCGCGATGACCATGTCCACGACCGAGGCGATCGCCTTCTCTGCAGCTCTTGGGGAGGAGACGACGGCGGCCGGAGCGAGCGCCGCGGCGACTGAGGCCGCCGCCGCCGCGGCGACCGAGTACGCCGCCGCGTCGGGCGTCGCCGCCGCGGCCGCGAGCGCCGGGGCGACGGCGAAGTCGACGCAGTTCTTCAACGAATGGACGGTGGCCGCCGGCGCCGCGGGCACGGCCACGGCGAACGTTGCGAAGACGGCGGAGGAGGCTGCGCCCGCCTTTGTCGGCTTCGAAAACGTGATGCTCTCGAACGGGCGCGCGGCGACGGCGGCCTCCGGCACGCTCGCGAAGGTGAAGGACGGACTGTCCGGCGTCGCCGGCGCCGGCGCCGCGGCGAAGCTCCAGCTGGCGGGGTGGGTCGGAGTCGTCGGCGTCGGCGCCTACCAGCTCACGCGCGCCGCGATGGAGTTCTTCGATCTGGACAAGCACGTGACGAGCTTCTTCTCCGGGCTGGCACGCGGCGCGGACGACATCGACCGGGACGCGCGGGCCCTCGAAGGACTCGTCAACCTCGTCGACCGGATCGGGCGCAAACGGGGGGATGCCAGTCTCGGCGGGCTTGTCGGCCCCGGGGAGGTTCAGCACGCCAAGGAACTCGTCGAGATCATCGAGAAGGCGCGCGCGGCGGGAAACACGGGCCTCATGGCCGGAGCGGTCAACGAACTCTCGCGGTACGCCGACGAGTTCGGCCGCGCTGCATCGGGCGCGAACGCGTTCGATGCGGCCGTGGCGAAGATCAAGAAGGACCACCCGGAGATCTGGGCACGAGTCTCCAAGGCGCTCGGCGCGACCACCGAAGCACTCCGCGTTGCGACCGCCGAGGCCGCGAAGGCCGACGCGAAGACGGCGGAGGCGGCGGAGACGCGCAAGCGCAATGCCGAAGAAGAGGCGCGGCGGATCGAGGAGCTCCGGAAGTCGATGGGCGAGAAGTTTGCGGGCCACGGGTTCTATTCGGCGCAGACCCTCGCGGAGGATGTCCGGCACACCTCGGAGTTCATCCAGATCGCGCAGCAGAAGGGGTTTTCGATGCGGCAGATCGCCGACGTCGACTACGACCACCTTCGCGGCATCTGGAACGCCCTCGGCGGCGAGGTCGGCCGCATCCAGGACAAGCAGGTTCGGATGGCTCTCGAGGTCTGGGAGGCTCGGAAGAAGGCGAACGATGCGCTGCAGCAGGAGCGGGACATCCAGGACGAGGTGAACTCCAAGACCGGCGTTTCCGTCAAGTCGCTTGACGCTCTCGCGCTCGGCTTCGACCGGGTGGAGCAGAAGGCCGGAAAGGCTGCGGCGATCGAGCTCTACGGAGAACAGCTCATAAAGCTGGACGACACGATCAAGAAGTTCCGGCCGGACCTGCAGAAGATGTTCTCCGACGTCTTCGACGACCGAGTCGTCGCGGCCAAGGCTGCGGCGTGGGCTGCGGAGGAGGGCGAGAAAGTCAAGAAGGCGTGTGCGGATGCACTGAAGGACGCTGAGCAGGCGATCACGTCGTCAGGCGGGATGACGTTCAACATCGGCGACAAGTTCTTCAAGTCCCTTGATGAGCAGTTCAAGGCCGTCGGGGAATCGAACGCTCCGCAGGTCCTCTACGCGTACTCGGAGCAGATCTTCCGCTACGTCGACGCGATGCGGACGGCGGGCCACGCGGTCCCCGACTCGTGGAAGGCCATCTACGACGAGGCCGTTCAAGCCGCCTCGCCCATCGAGCAGCTCGACCGCCAAGCGAAGCAGTTCGGTTACGACTACGAGCGCGCCGCCGCGCAGGGACTGGGAACGCAGTACCTCGCGAAGAACGGGAAGGCTGTGCGCGACCTCGCCGACCAGTACCGCTTCGCGCGGAAGCAGATTCCGGAGGACCTCGCCGCAATGGAGAAGGCGGCTGACAAGGCGATGCGGTGGGATTCCTACTTCAAGTCGTGGCAGCAGCTCCGCGACACGTGGAAGGGCATCAGCAACGACATCATCAAGGGGTCGGCGCAGGCGTTCTCGCGCGCGATGGTCTACGGCGAGAACTTCGCCGGCGGGATGCGCGAGCTCGGAAAGTCGATCTTGGCGACGCTCCTCGAGCAGCTCGCGGAGTACGCGCTCCAGTGGATCGCTCTCCAGATCACGCAGCAGGTGTTCGGCGAGACGACGGCGAAGAAGCAGGTCGCCGGCGGTCTCGCGGAGGTCTACACGAACAGCTTCGCCAGCGCGGCGGCGATCCCGATGGTCGGCTGGCTGATCGCGCCGGCAGTCGCCGCGGCGAACCTCGCGCTGGCGACCGGCATTTCGGGCGCGCTCCTCCTCGGCGGAGGCGCGGCTTCCGGCGGCGGCGGATCCGCCGCGTCGGACGCGACGTCCGGCGCCGTTTCCGGCGCGACCGCCGGGGCGGCGATCGGGAGCATCCCCGCGGCCGCGGACGGCGCGATCGCCTACGGCCCGACGATCGGCCTCTGGGGCGAGCGCGGATCCGAGATGATCACGCCGCTCGAGGGCGAGCCGGCGCGCCGGGCGGCGCGCGCGCTCGGCATCGACCGCTCCGGCGGGGCGGTCGAAGTCCATCACCACTACTCGATCCAGATCACGACGGGACACGTGCTCACGCGCGACATCCCTCGCCAACTCGTCGAGGTGGTCTACACGGGAATCAAGAAGGCGATCCAGTCGGGCACCCTGCGGCCGCTGCCGACGGGGGCGTACTGACATGGGCGCGCCGCTGATCCTGTACGGCCTGCTTCCGGTGGCCAATCCGTCGTTCGACGCCGACCCCACGGGGCCCGCCGGGTGGACCGCGTCCGGATCTGGAGCCGGCCACCTCGTGGTCTCCTCGCCCGTGCACAGCGCCGGCGACGGGATCCCCTCCGTCTTGGCTCTGCAGCAGTGCGTCTCGTCCGCCGCAACGGGCAACTGCGCTGTCCTGACGCAGCGCGTCTCGGCGGCGGGCATTCCCTCGTGGATGCGCGTCGCCTCCGGCGCGGCGTCTCCGCTCACGCCCGAGATCGGCGCGACGGCGATGCTCAACGC